GCATTTGCCCTATGTTCTTCCCCTTTATCAATTTCAATCACTCTTCCACTTTTATATTCAACAACCTCACCAGTTGTCTCGTTTATAAATTCACCACCTTTTAAATCTTTATTATCCATTCCCAACATTAAAACATAATTCCAAGGCCACCCATCTATATGTTTAGTTCCATCCATACCTTTGAATTGAAGATTACCACCTATATTAACTAAGAGACCATTTCTTTCTGCTCTTCTCATAATAGCATACCACGCACCTATAAATCTTCTAGTATCTTCTAAAGGTAAAGTATATTCAATCATATCATCATCAAGTCTATTAAAAAGAACACACCCCAACATTAAATGTGAACCAATTTCACCATTTGGGTAAGATGACCTATTAGCAATATTATTCGGATTCCACGCAACTTTATGTTTTAAAAGGTTGGTAGTATCGTGAATCCAAGTTGGGTCAAATATATTATCAAAAATTCTCATAGTGGTATTATACCTTAAATTATATTAAAAGTCAAAAAATAAAAAAAGTATTTAAAAAAGTTGACAAGGTTGTAAATTCTCAGTATAATAGGGGTGTTCCCCTTCAAGAACTAATAGGCGCTAAGTAATAGTAAGGATATCGTAACTACGGTATGCGAACGATACCGACCCAGTAAGGTATGTTATGTCACCTTGTTTTAAATCGAATTGTAGAGACTGAAGACTTGTTGGATATAATTCTTTAAAACGAATCTCTATGTTTGGTTGATAAGCAGCAGTAGTAATAACTAACGAAGCATCACTATACGGTTCTGTAATAGATTTTCTTTGAGGAAAGTTATCTGGAAACCCTAACCCTTGTATCCAATCAAATATCTCTTGATAGTTTTTCATATCTTCATCTACTTGAAACTCAAGTGTTAAATCTGAAAACTCTATCTTCTCACCTGCTCTCTTTAATTTAGCAAATGGGTTCTGAATCTCTGCTTGACCCAAAGTAACATCAGGAATATTAGCAGATGTGCAGAAGTAATTCACATGCGGTAGTCTTTGTATATTAAACTTAAAACCGACTGGTGAGAGTAGTGATTTGTTATTTGGTTCTGAAGGTCTTTCTGCCATAACTCTATTTATAATAGTTTTAAGAATAAAAAAACCACCCCGAAGGGTGGTCTTTTATATGTGAGTTTTACCTCGAATTACATTAGGTTAGTAACCTTAGCAATTCTGTAGTAAATGTTACCATCACCAGAACCTAGTCTAGCAGCAACACCGTTAGCGTCATTAGTAGCAAAAGGATTTGCAACCATACCGTAACGAGTCTTGAAACCAATCTTAGGTTGGAAAGTGTTCTCACCTACAGCACGAACCATTTGTAATGGAACATATGGGCAATAGAATAAACCAGCGTCGAATGCTGAAGAACCCTTATAACCGATTGTGTAGTATTGGTTAGTAGCATCTGAGAAATACGGGTCAATGTAAACTCTGATACGACCGTTTAGAACACCAGCAAAAGTATTACCAGTATCATCTACTTGTAGGTTGTTGTTTAGTGCTGGAGCATAGTCTAACACACCTGCCATTTGAAGAGCAGAAGCAACATCAGAAGAAGTAATCATAACATTACCCTTTCCTCTACGAGTAGCTTTAGCGATTTCGTTAGCATCTCTTTCGATTTGGAACATCAAACCTTTGAACTTCTCAACTGACCAACGACCATTAGAATCAGTATCTAAGTCGAAAGTACCTGAAGTTGTAGTGTTCTTAGTAGCACCAGCAACCGCAGAGTAGTTAATAGTTCTAACAACTTCTCTATTGATTTCAGAAAGAATCTCAGCAGATAGAATGTTAGATAACTCAGTCTCAGCATCTAGACCGTGAACAGCCTTAAGGTCTTGAGCAAGTTCCATTGTGTATTCTGCTTTAAGAGCACGAGTAACAGCAGTTACAGCGATTTTCTCAATTGAGAATGCCATTTGGTTGAAACCGTTGTTCGCAGTATCACCAAGTTTCTCAGCATCAGCAGTAGACATACCAGTTTCTACAGTATATCCAGAACCAGAAGCACGGTCGTTAGGGTCAGTACCAGTATGACCAGTTCCAGCAGAAGCGTTAGCTGCTTGGATTGAAGCAGTGTTACCAGAAGCAGAAGCAGAGAACGAAGTATTAGACTCGTTGAATAGTGCTTCAGTACCAGTCTGTGAATCGTATCTTGACTTCATAGCAAAGATAAGACCAGTAGGACCAGTCATAGGTTGAACACCTGCGATATCGTAAGCGATAAGGTTAGGCATAGAACGACGAACCAGTGAAATAAGAACTGGGTCGAAGATATCTACAGAACCGTCACTAGCAGTTGAAGAAGATGCACCCATTGCGTTAGCAGGAGCAGCCTCACCTAATAGTGTCGGAGCAAAGTTACCACCGTGAGATGATTGTTCTCTGGCAGCCACTTCTTGGTTTTCTAGAAGTTGTGCAATAGTTGCCTTTTTGTGAGAATCTTGAATTGGATCCAACTCAGGATGCTCAAGGACTGGTTGCCACTTCTTTTGAAGATTGTCTTGTGACATTTTGTTTCTCCTTGTTAAAATATATTATTTACGAATGCTTCTTGTGATAGCATCCATGTATCCGGACATTTCTGGAGCAACTTTCACTTCAGTTTCATCATCAATTTCCAGAGGTTCATCATCTAGGTCTTCAGTAATCTCTACTTTCTCTTCTTTAGGGAAGTAGTTTTCCTTAAGTGTATCAATTTTATCTTGATAAGACTCAGCATCGTCAAACTCTACACCTTCGGCAAGAGACTTTAACTTAACTGCTTGAGACTCAGTCAAATCGTCGCACGCATCTTCTAAGACTTTATCTTTCTTAGATTCAGCAATTTCTTTTTTAAGTTCGATGTTTTTTTCCATCTCAGCATTTAGATTCTCTTCTAACTCAGACATCTTTTCTGCCATCTCGTCAACTAGGTCAACTTTCTCTTCAGGAATGTCGATGTAGTTTTCAGTGAATAGTTGTCTTAGACCTTCCATAAAGTTTTCAGTGATTTCAGATTTAACACCTTTCTCAACTGCTAACTTATTCTCAGTCATCCACTCTTCAGCAACATACTCTAGATACTCGTCTAGTTTGTTAGTTAGATTTTCAATAATTTCTTCTTTCTCAGCCTCTAATTCTGCTTCGATATCAAGTTGAACACCTTCAACGATTTCGTTTACTTTAGAAACAACAGCAGCTTCGAAAACTGTAGTTGCTTTAGAAACGAACTCTTCAGATAATTCTTCACCCTTGAACATAGCAGCAACATCTTCAGAAACATCTACATCTGACGCAGAGATTTTTTGAACCTCTTTGATAGACACTGCCTCATCAGAAACTAGGTCTTCGATATCAGCACCTTCAGACATCTTAGTATACATTGCCATTAGGTCGTCTTTCTTCATTGCTTGTAGTTTACCTACTAAAGAAGACATCAATGCTACTTTTGTCTTTGGTACAGACGAACCTTGTTTAGGGTTGTCTTTTAAATCCGCATCGTTTGGTTTAGCACCAGGCGGTGTGTTTTCTTTGGTCTTTGGCTCAGGCACTTCAGAAGGGTCACCAAATGATGCCTTTGCTTCCTCCAACTCCATATCGTTATCAACAGTTTCGATAACTTCTTGTTCTAAATCTTTGTCAGACATTTGGAATGCTCCTATTAAAATTTTACAATATCTTTGTTTAGTAATTATTTATAAAAATAATACTTTTACTTACTTTTTAAGAGAGTTTAAGAAATTTTCAAATATTTGAAACTTTTTCGCCTCTACTTCTTTAACAGACATCTTAGAGACTTGTTCACGAACCATCTCTGCCTCTCTTGCCGTCCAAATACCATTTTCGAAAACCCATTCGGTTCCTTCCATGATACCATTAACAAACGCAGATGGAGCACTTGGGTCAGCAACGATATCACCTGCTGTAGCAAGGTAGAAATCTTTACCAACTTTTTGAACACCATTCTTGTCTGCTTGAAGAGTTCCCATACCTCTTGATGATACACCAAGTTGGGCTCCCTCATTTATTAATGACTTAACGATACCACCATATGGTGTCTCAGTCATAATCTTTGCTTTACCTACGAAGTTATCACCATCTCTTTCTAACTTAGTAATCAAGTGAGATACTCTCTCAAGATTAATAGTCGGACCTTGTGGGTGACCTAACTCACCGTAAGCACGATTCTTTTCTACATACTCTTTATTATAACGAGCAACTTCTTTTTCTAATACTTCTGCTGGGTATACACGACCATTACGGTTCTTAATGTTTCCTTGCATGAAAACACCTTCGATGAAATAGTTTTTACTACCATCTTCTTTTGCCTCAGCAATGTATTGAATATCTTCGTTTACTTCTGCTAGTAGTTTCATATTAAGCTCCCGAACTTGCTACTTGAGTTCCATAGAAAGTTGTAGCACCTCTTAGACCTTCACCGATATTCAAATCAATCTTGATACCAGTTCCAGCACCAACATAGATAGTTCCTATATCAGCATCATCTGCGGTATTACGAACTGTTACTACAGCAGCAGCAGTGTGTGTATTAAAAACCCAAACAGCAGTAGCATCTGTAAACTTAGTTGCTGATGTTGAGAATTGTGTAGCAGTTCCTTTAACTTTCATTACTTCTTCCCTTTCTTATGATAAGACTCTTTCTCTTCCTCGTCTTCATCATCTTCTTTTTCTTCCTCGTCATCATCTTCATCTTCATCTTCGATTTCAATGTTGACATCTTCTTTCTTTGCTTTCTCTTCTAAATCAAAAGCAAGTTTCTCTTCTTCAGAAAGTTCTTCGTCTTCAACTTCTTCTTTAATAGAACCGTTGAATACATGGTCTTGTCCTGGAGCAGCATAGTAGTCATGCTTAGTAACATTATGCATGTTCTTGAAATCTTCTTCACCCTTAGCACGAGGTTTTAAAGTTGTTCCTTCGTCGTCAGAATCTTTTTGACCGACCATATCATCGGCAGAAAGACCAGTGCCTTCTTCTAATTCTAACTCTTCTAAAAATTGTTTAAATTTCTTCATCTGTCTCCACCTCTTGTGTGTCGTTCATAAAGTCAGCAGCAATCTTGTGTTTTTCAATTTCTACTGTTTGTTTAATTTTGTCCATTAGTAGAGAATTTACACTGTTTTTAAAGTCTGATGGATTACCTTCCATAGCACTTTTTACCGCATCTCTCATTGTAACATCTGACATAAGATTCTCCTTTTGAATTATTTATAATATTTTAGAAATCGAGGTCTTCTTCGTCGTCACCGCCGAACTGTCCTTCTTTCTTTTCTTGTTCAATTTGTTTGTCTTGTTCTTTCATATCATCTTCAGTCTGTCTAAGAACAACCCTACGAATGTAATCAATTGAGTAGTATTTTCCAGCATACTCTTCAACATCTCTAAGTAGACCAAGTCTTTCTCTTAGTATTTCTGCCTCTTTCATTTCGGCAAAATAGTTGTCTTCGATAAAGTCGAAGTTGATTTTATCTTTCATATCTATCCACTCTGCCTTAGTAATTACACCTTTAAGTAGTAATTGTTTTTCTAAGATTGTAGTGAATAATTCTGTGAATTTATTTCTAAGTCTAGCAATGAAACGAGAGAACTTCAATTCGTCACGAGTAATCTCGTTAGCACGACCCATTTGAAATGCGTTCTCTGTCTCTAATCTAGTGATAGGAACATTTAATGATTCATATAATTTCTTTCTGAAATATAATACATCATCTAACTCACCTAAGTTTTGACCACTTGGTAGTGTAGATATTTCAGTTCCACGACCACCCTCTCTACGAGGTAACCAGTAATCTTCTAACATAGTCATAAACTTACGGTCGTCTTTTACTTCACCAGTGTTCGCATCGTAAACTAATTTGTTCTTATGCTTTGCCATCATATCTCTGAGATATTGTTCTGCTTTACCTTTAGGCAGATTACCAACATCGATATAAAAAATTCTTCTTTCTGGAGCACGAGCAAGACGGTAAATAACCGTTGCGTCTTCAAGCATTCTAAGTTGGTTTAAAGGTTTGATTGCCTTGTGTAAATGACTTAGAACAGCAGTGTTGTCGTGATTAAGTATTCCAGAGTGACAATAAGCAACAGAATCAGTAGCAATTTTAATTCCGTCATTACCTGCTTTAACTCCTTTAGGAGAGTAGATATAGTATTCGTCATACTTCTTATCAAAAGGATTCTTACGGTTTACTTCACCATTTTTACCTTTCTTCTCTGTTCTAACCTTCTTAATTTTACGAGGGTCTATGTAACGAATCTCTTGTATACCTTCTCTTGGTTTCTTAGTATCAATCATTAAGTGATAGAATAGTCTACCATCAACATACCAACGATTAAAAATATCAAAACTCTTTTGGTTGAAGTGTAGAAGACCTAGTATTTCTTCATACTCTTCTCTAATTCTTTCTTTGATATTATCTGGTTGGTCGACATTATCCAATACTAATTCTATTGGATGACCATCTTCGTGATTAGCAATTGCTTCGTTTACAACATCATCGATTGCTTTCTGACATTCTGGTTGACCTGCCATATCTCTATAACGAGTGATGAGTTGTGCTTCGTTTTTAGCAGTTGTTTCTAATTCGACAGAAGTGCCGAAGACTCCACCTTCGTTAACTGGAACCGCAGCATCCAGATTTTCTGGTGGTGTAAATGATTGAATTGTAGGTGGTGTCTCTGTCTTTTTACCGATAGAGTAACCGAATAATTCTATTGCCATAGTTTTCTCACATATTGTATAAAGGGTCTATAAACTATATTTATAAGACCCTTTAGAATCACTTCAATTGAGTATTAAATACCGCCGGCGTTACCAGTAGAACCACCAGCAACTTCCCAATAATCGTATTGGAATGTTACAGTGTATTCTTGAATACCTTCAGTCTCCCATGCTAGGTCGATTGTAGATACTTCAGT